ACTAATACATGTGCTACAATGTAAGTTGTAGTGTTTGTACCACCGTAAAGGAGAAACTATGACAGAAAATTTAGATAAATTGGAAGGTAATTCTGACCTTCCGAATTACCTAAGAACTGCTGTAATTATTTTTATGATGGTTATTGGTGTGTTCTTTAGCGCAAAGTTATTGCTGTGGACCATTGACAACAAATTCAGTAAAATAACACCAATGGAAGAAAGCCAGATTACAGCCGAACTAAGAGATCGTCAACTAGCCTGCTTGGCAAAAAACATTTACCATGAAGCAGGCAATGAGCCATTTGAAGGTAAGGTAGCTGTGGCACAGGTTACAATTAACCGCACTGAAAGCGGTAAGTTCCCTGGCGACATCTGTAAAACCATTTACCAGAAGAATGTAGTCTATGAAAAAACCGTATGCCAGTTCAGTTGGTACTGCGACAGGGAATCCCATATTAAACCCTTAAACAAGGCAGTCTATGAAGAATGTATGACTGTGGCTAAAAAGGTCTTAATGGAAGGATTCCGGTTGCCCGGACTGACTAATGCATTGTATTATCATGCAGACTACATAAACCCCGGCTGGAATCGCGAAAAAGTTGCCAAAGTCGGCCGCCATATTTTTTATCGTTGAGGTGATCTATGATTACAGGTATCGTTAATTTTTTCAAATCAATTTTTGTGTTCATTTATGCTTTCTTTAAAGAACACCTAGGAAAACTAAGTGCACATACACTAGGCTGGATTAGTATTGTGCTCATGCATTTGGCCACTGTGCCAACCTTGGCCGCAGTACTACTAAACAAGAGCGATACACTACCACCAGTAGATCTTGTATTGTTTCTCTGGGCGGCACTGATTGCAGTTTTCTTTAAAAGCCTTATTGAAAAGAATTTTCTATATATTGCTACCGTTTGTGTTGGTTTTGTAGCACAAACCGTGGTAATGAGTTTGATTCTATTCAAGTAAAATGATTACTGTAACTGATTCTGCTAGAGAAAAAATCCAAGACATACTCTACAGCGAACGGCCCGGTACACACATTAGATCGTTTGTACAAGGCGGCGGCTGTAGTGGATTCCAGTACGGTTTTATGCTAGACACTGACATTAACGAGGATGACTTTCAAATTGATGTCGGTGTCTTTAAAATCTTAGTAGACGCCATGAGTATGCAGTATATCTCTGGCTCGACCTTGGATTATCGGGAGGAACTAATGAGCAGTCAGTTTGTAATCGAAAATCCAAATGCTGTTGGCACCTGCGGTTGCGGCAGTAGTTTTAGAGTTAATTAACTGGCTTGATAATGCTCAACGGTCTGGGCATTAAATAAATTGGTACATAGGGAGTAAACCATGTCAAAAAGAACCCACGAAGAACTCAGCGCCTCTGAGTACGAAGACAGGACCGAATTCAAAGTTTCCGATACCGACTACGGATTCCTAATCGACAGTGAAGGAAACCTAAAAACAGTATTTGGCCCGGAAGAACTTTTTGACGCTCCGCCTGAATCAGTTCAACAAATCCTCGACATGTTTGGTGTTGACAGTTCTGAACTAATTATGCGAGCCGGTGCTACAATACATTAATTTGTTGCCAAAAAACAACAAAAAACTGCTGAAAATTTAAGCAATAAATGTAATACTTTTTTGTTAACCCTACGGGTTGACGGGTTATTTGTTTCCGTGTTATAATACATACATGATGAAACGCAAGCGCCGCCAAGATACCAAGCATGTTGTCTATGTGATTACCAACACGGTAACCCAAGACCAGTATGTTGGTATCACTGTTTGCGGTCAACAGGTGCGCCGCGCACTGAAAGTTCGCATTCAAAAACATATCCGTCGTGCACTAACTGAAAACAAAGACTGGGCACTTTGCGCGAGCATTCGCGACTACGGTGTTGACGCACACACCTATGGTGTGTTAGAATATGTTCGTGGCCGCAAGCCTGCTCATGCCCGCGAGCGTGAATTGATCCGCGAATACAGCCCTGCACTGAACAGCCACTAAGGAGAGATAACATGGGAAGCATTAGCGAAATCCTAATTGAAATTGAACATCTGCTTGACCTGGGGCACGAGCCTAGGAGCATTGCAGTAATGTTGGATATCCCTGTTGAGTGGGTCTACTCAATTGAAGAAGGTGAATTTCGAGAAGAGAAAGTATAATGACAAAACAAGTTGTCTATCGCGGCAGTGTTCTTGCAAAAGGTAGCACTGCCCTGGAGTTGTGGGAAGCCTGGCAAAAGGAAACTAAGGACCGTAATGCCGCACAGAAAAAACTTGATACCCACATGAAAGATGTAGAACAGCGTCACCAGGAACTGTTGGAGCGTTACAAATGAACAAACGAATTCGTGAACTTGCTCTACAGGCTGGTGAATATGTAAATTCTGTTTATACTCCTCCTATCAGAAGTAAAACCCCTGGCAAGATTTGGGAGGACGGGCATGTAGGATGGAACGAACAGTTCCAAGCAAAGTTCGCCGAGTTGATTGTTCGGGAATGTATTGACATTGCCTACGAATACGATGCTCCGAAATTGTCTGGACCAGGTATGATTATTGGAAATAGAATTCAAGAACATTTCGGAGTTACAGAATGAACGAACGAATTAAACAGTTAGCCGCAGAAGTTGGTATCAGTGTTGAATACTTAAACAATACCAAACAATGGGCATTGATTGAAGCATTAGCCGAACGAATTGTGGGGGAGTGTATCGGATGTTGTGAACAAGTTATTAGTGATCCTGTTCCTGAATCAGTTGATACTTTTGAACAAGGTGGAATTCATTGTATAGATGAGATTCGACAACACTTCGGTATTGGTATGTCAACAGAAGATAAAAAGACCCTAATCAAAGAATTATTAGGAGTGAAGAATGATTGATTACTTCGAAGCACTGAAAGAAATGCACCAGGGTCGTGTGGTCAAATATGTTGGCACGGTGAATGGTAATGTAATGAGCGACAACGGTGCTAGTTTCTGTATGTGTCGTGGTTGTATCTTTCTATTTGACGATGGCGTAATCAAATGGAACAAGTTGGGATACATGGTTTACGATCCAGACTTTCGGTATGAACTGACTGGTGAAACAGTTGATCCCAGAGCCTGGAAACCAGAAAAGAAAACGGACCGTAAAGAGATTAAATCAAAGTTAGGCTACAACCGCATAGGAAGGAATAATGTATGAACGAATATTTTAAGAAACAAATTGAAGAAGGTGCTAGAGAACAGTTTTTCTATGCCATTATGCGTGAAGGCAACTTGACAATTCAACGACATCGTGGCACACTAGACACATTTCCTAACTTGGAATATGTCAAGCACTTGACTGATGGTGTGCCATTGTTTAAGGAAGCAGAATGAGCGGAGATCACAACATGTATCAATGCGATGTAAACGAACAACAAAAGACACCACTTAATCCACCTGTCAATATAGGAACCTATAATCAAGGTGTTATGGCAGAACGCCAGCGTATTGTAAATCTTCTAATGATCCAACATGAAGCAGCCAAAGATCGGCACAACTATTGGAAAGTGGCGGCCGAATTAATTCAAGCAGATGTAGCGAGTGACACATGAACCAACGAACGGTGCATTACATTGATGTGAGCAAGATGACCGAAAAAGAACTATGCAAAGTATTGAATATTAAGTATGTGCCTTGGTACCGGAGCAGTTTGTTTTGGTCGTTGGCATTGTGTTTCAGTTTACCTAGTGTTATAATGATTATGGAGATGATATGAAAAAGATACCAATGTTAGAACGGTTTGCCGCACAGAGTCTTGTTGAGCATGACGGTGAGCTAATCTTCAGTAAAGAAAAGTTCGCTGAGTTGATTGTTCGGGAATGTGTAGGTATTGCTGATGAATACGATGGTGTTGGTTCTACGATTGTAAGCAGGATCAAAGAACATTTTGCAGTTGAAAAAGCTCCTCTAAAGTGATAGAACACTTGGTTCGCTTTGATCTATTATCATTTTTAGGCAATAGCTCAAGATTACTGTAATGTCCAATAACTTCTGGATCAACATTTTGTTTGAAACCTTCTGTTA